CTCCAGAGAAATTACCAGCAGTTTTCTTAACAGCTAATGCAGCTGGATCAGATTGTAACGAACCTACAACACCTAATTCAACTTTCTCGTAATGGCCCCACAAATAATATCCAGCATCTAATGAACCTCCAGAACCCGTAGTAAGGGGTTCATAGGGATACAAAAAGAAAGATCCGGGATTTGTGTTCCACTCTCCTACTGGATTGTAATAGTACGAATTGTACATACTAACCCAGGGTATACGAAGTACGGCTTCAGTTTGAGTACTGAGATCGACTTCGACATGAGGAAGTTGGAGAATTTGAACAAGAGTTGGTCTGTGCATACGGTACCATTCTGTTGATTTAGCAGTAGAAGAACTCCCAGCTGTGGACAAAAAGGCAAGTATATATCTACCTTGTTGCATGGGAGTGGCATTAACATTTAAGGTTAAAACTAAGTCAGCCTTAACGGTGTATATGCCTTTAATTTTCTCTGCGATAATATTGGCTTTGAGCGGATCATACCAAGGATGCGAACTGAACGTTGTAGGTCCATCCGTATTCTTGAAAGTTCCAGACTCCATAACAGTTGGTTTTCCAAGAAATCTAGCGATATCTGGGGGCGCGGTATTCGTAAAAGAATCACCAAAAGCATTAGCATCTAACACCATAGGCGTTTCATTGAAGGCTACTGCTGCATCATCCATATCGATTAAATCTCTAGGATTGGAGACGGGATTAACGTCTGCCATTTGGAGATCACCGATCTCCGAAGTTAACTCACTAACATTTTTAATGTCTTCCCCGTGAGTAAGTGTGGGAAGGTCATTGTCGCTACGTTTAATAGGTGTACTAAAATTCATATTTGATGGGGAATAGTCATCAGAGACTAAGTTGAGAACTTTTTCCAAATTGACCTGATAATTGGTACATTCTAGGTTTTCACCATAATGTTCAGCCAATAGATCATTGATAAGACGAACTTTTTCATTAAAGATAGGTTCTGGATGCATCGCTAGTTCTCTACTAACGGTGTTAGCCTTATCAATTGTGATCGTTATACCGTCTATCTTTTTCGTCCAGTTTAACTGGTCTAAAAGCGGTTCTATGATCATTGGTGCCACCCAACGGCCCGCTAAAGGTTCGAATCTCCATCTCCTTTTTAAAAAGGAGATTTCTTCGAGCGATCTTTGCACGGTTCCTCGTACTCCTTTGTCTTCAGGGGTGTACGTCAT